CATCACTATTACCGTTAGTGTTATTCATTTTTTCGACTTCTTTCACAAGTTTTTGTGTAAGAGAGCCTAGTTTTGATTGCTTTTTAAGATTAGCAAACGACATTTAGATTACCTCGGATTGAATTAGATTTCGTTGGATTGTTATTATTATAACAAAAAGATACTTAGATGTCAACAATAGACTGTTTAAGTTTTTCAATGGTTTTATCCATAGCATCGAATAGTTGAGACATATCAGTTCCTGTGGGAAATCCCATCAATTTAACTGATTTCTCTAAATTTTTTTTCATTTCAACAGCTTGTGGATCATCGGATAAAGATACACGAGTATACATAATCTTTTGTTTTTCTAATAAAGTCTCAAGATTTTCAACATGTTCTACTCTTTCTGCAGAACTCATTCTCATTAAATTAAAAGCATCACCATAAACTTCTTGTTGAAGTTCATTAATTTCTTCAAGTTCTTCCTTTATAATTTCAGAATCAAAAAAACTACTCATTTACAATATCCCTCAAGATTTTTTTATATTGAACCACATTAATATTTAGGAAAGGTATATACTTTTTTATTTTTAAACTGACGGTTTCCCACACAGGATCAGTAAGTTTTTTATCAAAGTTTTTTACGAAAGAAAAGACTTTTTCCAGTATTATAAATGTCTCTAAACTTATTTCTCCACCTAGATATTTTTTCAATATTGGAGGATGGCCTTTCGAGCAATCGAATACTTCTCTCAAGTTTGTTTCCGATAGCAATTCGTTGCTTTGTTCTTTGAACAAGTAAGTCAAACTCTGTTTTCTTTTCATCCATTGCGAATAATTTCTTTCTCCTGAATTAATAATTTCTCCAATCCATAAATTCTGTGGATTGTCAGTAGTTACGAAATTTGCTAAAAGAAAATTTAGCACTTCTTCATCAGAATATTTTCTGGAAGTTTTCTCAAACCAATACTTATCCTTTCTTTTATTAAAAGATGCCATAGTGGCTCTGGATTTACCACCATATTTAAAAAAGTCATATTTACGATTGGTAAAATGACTCTTTATAGAAAGATAGGTTTGATATGTCTCAAATGGTGTCACTTTCATTTAGAAATAAAATGCATCATTAAATGAATTATCATTAATAGATTGTTCTACTTTCATTATCTCAGTTTTTTCAGTTTCTTTCCAAATTAAACTATCATTATATTGAATATTATGAGTATATGCATTAGATATGTAATATGGATTTTGAATTTTTGGATTATCAAAATAAGATTTACTATAAGGAATTCCATCCTTCATTCCATGTTCAAATACAATAACTGATATTCTTGTATCAACAAATATCTTTGAATAAGGATCTAATGGTGGTAAAGGATAAAAATGCATTAATCATAAAGGCAATTTTGCTCTAGAAGTTTTTTTCATAAAATTAAGATTTATAGCATCATATTTCAATCTTTCCTTTAATGGTTTAGATATTAATTTTGTAATAGAATCAACTTCAATATCGTTCATTTCACAATACTGACAAATTGCATCTATATAATTAATTTTTTCTTCAGCAACAATAGTTTCTATTTCTAAAGCAAATTTTGATGGAGTTAAGAACTTCTTCTCCATTACTTTTTCTAATTCTTTATTTGGTTCCATAGAGCTCCAGTTTATCGTTAATAAATTTTGTAATATATTGTTGGAGCAATCTGATGTACTTTGCTTTGTCGTATTCTTCATAAACTTCACATTCTCCATTTTCACAGGCCATAATAATTACAAGTTTTTTGATGGGTATACCCTTCATTTCGTATAACATACATCCATATGCCATACACTGCACAAAATAATGTTCTATCCAATTTCTTGGTTTAGGTTTTTTTGATGTTTTGAAATCTATTATCGCTAACTCACCGTTATATTCAGCAATACAATCGACGGTTCCAGCAACACCTAATTCTTTACTATATAGAGGACCTTCAAGAGCATAGATATTATCTATTTTGTTAAGTTCACCCTTAGCAATTTTAAATAAAAAGTCTGAAATAGGACGTACTTCAGGTAGATTTTCATTCTTCAAATAATGTTCTGTAAGAGTATGCATATCAGTTCCACGACCAGTAGCCGCTTTAGTGATACGATCTGCCTCCTCATTACCAACTTTCTTTCTCCATTTAACAAAGATTTCTTTATTAAAGTGACTAGTTACCGAAGTAATAGAAACCATTTTAACAAGATCATCTTCATCAGGAATTTTATAATAACGAACTCCATCTACATGCTCTCTTTCCAGAGGTTGTAGATTCAAATCAACATGATTAAACATCAAATACCTGCTTCAATTTTTGCAGTAAGGTATTCTTTAACAAGTCCAGAACGAACTATATCATCAATACCAAACTCTATTATATCAAAGGATGGCATTTTACGCAAGACGTTCATAAAATCTACAATACCATTACGATCATTTGTTTTAACTAAATCGGATTGACTTGCATCTCCAGAAAATATAATTCTGGTATTTTCACCAACTCTAGTAATAATACTATCCAATTCGTGGAAATTAAGATTTTGAAATTCATCAACTATAATAATAGAATTATCTAATGTAGTTCCTCTTAAGAATGAGGTGCTCCAAAACTTAATGGTATCCTGTGCCTTAAGATTACCATAAAGCATCTCAAAGTCTGCATCAGAAGGCATTTGGAACATATACTTCACCATATTCTTATAAGGAATTTGGTAAATATCTGCCTTATCTTCATGATCACCAGGTAAAAAACCAATTTCTCTTGTGGCTACTAATGAACGAACCAAATAAATTTGTTCATATGGAGTATTTTCACCAAGAACATCATTTATAGCATTATAAAGACTAATAAAGGTTTTACCAGTTCCAGCAGATCCATAAGCAACTAAATGTTTACCTTTTTTATAAGAATCAAATAATCTTTTTTGATTATCGTTTAAAGGAGTTATATCAACCAAATAATTAGATCCAAGAGGTTTTTTTCTCTTCATCTGTTTGGTAGTCAAACCAACTCCAATAGGTTGTTCACTATTAGCTCTTTTTCTTCTTGGCATGTTTTTTAGTCTACGTTAAAGGCAGATTGAGTGGAAGATTCATAAGATCCTTTACGTGCTAATCTTCCAGAAATACCTCCAGATTTTTCAGATTTCTTTAGGACTTCACTCCATCCAGGATTCTTATTAACCAATTTATCTCTCCATTCTCCAACTTCTCCAGTACCAGGCATAGTAGAAGGATCTGACCAATCTCTCTTCCAATCGGGATTGTCATCAGACCATTTACTCCATTCATGAACACTCATTTTTACTTCTTTTTGTTCACCAGTTTCTTTGTGAACAATTGGATATGTTGCCATAATTATAGATTTGTGTAAATTTATTTAGGATGAAAATTTTATTGCTATAGTAAATCTATGATGATTCCTAAATGACGTAGCTCTATGTAATAAGTTTGCATCAAAACCTACCATTCTATTAGGTATAGGAAGTACACCTTTTATTTCATCATCAATTAGAAATTGTGTTTCTCCACCATCATTATATTGCCAATCATAATCACTAACATAATATAAAAAAGTTAATCCATTACCATCTACATGAAAATATGGATTCTCAGAAGGAGCAAAACAATTTATATACATTCGATATAAATTCATACCTTTTACTATATCATAAGAATCCCTAATCTTTAATTCAAATAGATTATAGATAGTTTCATTATTTTTAATATTATGAACCATTCCTGTAGGAGGGGTTATTTCATTATCGGTTTCACCATAAGTATAAGATGACGTAAAACAATATTTTAATACAAATTCTACATCTTTTTCTTCTAAAAAATTATCAATTATTTCCACTCTAATGCCTCAGAGACAGAAGGAAACTGTTCGATAAATACCTTTCTACATGCCTCTGCTATATCCATATGCTCTTTTTGTGTTCCATGAGCAGATCTTAAATTTATATAATGTATCCAAGAACGACATGAACCAGTCATATAAATCCTTGTAGGAGTACATAAAGGTAATACCATTCTGGCACATTCCTTTGCAACACCCTGACTGAGCATTTGTTCGTATAATGACTTAGCAGAACTAAACAATGTAATCATCTGTTTCTCAAATTTTTCCACCATTTCAGGATCTAGGTCATCAGTCGAATTTTGACGATTCTTTTCATCTTGCCTACGAAGTTCAGGAAGGTCAATATCACCCAATGCAGTACTTGCAGCATATCTTTGAGAAAACTCCTGAAATGTAAAACTTCTATGTCTTAATATCTGTGCAGCAATTGCACGAGTAGTCTCAATTTCCAAAGTCATCGAAGATTGCTCAAAAACACTCCAATGGTTATGTTTGATGCAATACTTCAAAAGTCCTGCATACTTCTCATTGTCCTGATTTGATGGATTAGACACTCTAGCAACATATGCCATAAGTTGCTCTGCATCAGGAGTAACAGTAATAAGTTTTACAGTCATTATAGTATTAATTTTTTTGTAGGTGGTGTTTCAAGAGATGCATACATTTCATTATATTGGTCAATAATTCCCTGTTGTGGAACATTAATGTAGATGACATATTTCTTAGTCACTTCTAAATCCACATCTCTTCCTCCAAGAAGAGGTGACCAAGGAGCAAAAGCTAATTTACCATTTCCTGAAGGAACAGCAACAATAGCATTAGTTATTGTAATAGAATCATCAGTTTCTTTTACAAGGTCTGCTACTACATCTTCGCCAGACCACATACGAATTAATTTTACATTCATTTACCAAATCCTTCAGGTTTGTTACGTGTTTTTAAAAGATCTTCTTCTAAAATAGAAAGTTGCTCTCTCATAAAAGCAAGTTCTTCAGAATTATACAAATAATCTTGCTGAAGTGCTTTTTTAAGATTTTTAACTAATTGCTTAGATCTCATTTTTTAATCTTTTTACCATTTTACACAAAAAAAGAGGGTCTGTCAAGAGACCCTCTAATTTATTAGTTAGTTCTATTAAGCACTAACAAGTTCTTTATTGAACTTAACACCACGATAAGTCAATTCTGACTTTTGTGATGTTGTTTGCTTACGCTCGTTAGTGTCGTACTGGACACCACGATAAGTGACTTGTGCCATTGGCTTGCTCCAAAGTAGTAGGGATTTTTGCCCCGTTCCTTCAGTCGGCTTTTGCGTCCCATATACATCCATAAGTACTATTCTTTACCATTTGAACCAATTCAGTTCTATATTGAGTTGAAGGGTTTATCTTAGAGATAAGTCCTTTCGCCTCTTCACAAGTTAAAAGAGTAGCTAATAGTATGTCCATGAGATGAACGATTCCGTTCCGAGTCGGCTTACTTGCGACCTCCTATGAGGTTGAACGTGTGTGTTGATTATAACACAGGTATAGTATATAGGCAAGTACTTAATAATTTGTTACAAAATCCCTACAGACGAAAAAAATACCGGAGTTTTTTTCCCCGATATTTTGGAAAAAAAGTTCGATTTTGGTTTACCCCTTCCTTTTTTTCTTTGATGACTTAGGTGATTGATACCCCCAAAGGTTTGGTTTAATAGTACCCTTACCATAATCAATAGACTTTAAACCACTCTTAAACTTATCCCAATACATATCAAACAATTTTATTCTGGATCCTCTTGTAAGATCATAATGAATATTATCATCATACACATACTTTATAATATATGAATCAGTTGGAAAATTCTTTGTTGATACATCTTTAAGTGATCCACTTTCTATAAGAAGTTCACACCCATACTTTTCTTTACTACCATCTCTCTCCTCCTTACTCCAAATAATCTTTTTTTCAGGCTTTTTTAATTCAGTTGTCATGATCTATTACCCAATTTAACATACACAATAGTTTCCTCCTGCAAAATTAATGTTTACTACAATACGATGTAAGGCATCAGTACATGTGACACCACGATGTTTCCAAGTTGCTGGAAATGTTACCAATCTATTTGCTATACTTTCAATCTTAGTACCATCTTCAAACTCTGTATATCCATTATTTGTATTAGAATACCAAATAGCAGTAGTATGACCTTTAAGTGGTGGATAGAAATCAGTATGCCAAGGAGATTTACATGGATCTAAAGTCTTCCTATTCAAATTGGATTTAAGTCTTGCTATAGATTGTGGACCAATAGTTGAAAGTAAGTCACTCATTTCTACTATAGATTGATCAACTACTCCTTTCCATCCATGATACATTTCACATACTAATTGCCATGCTTCAGGATCTTCTTTAATATGTTGAAGATCTTCAACATATTTTGTTCCTACAACATGTGTATTATATTCCCATCGAATATTAGTACTCTCAAGGAAGGATGATAATTGATATGCTTGTTCTTGTGGTAAAAAATCCTCATATATTTTAGGACTATCCATTATAATTATGATCTATTACCCCATTTAATGCTAGGATATGATTCTGCAACAATGTCTTTAGTTACTTTATAAACTTCTCCAAGTTTTTTATCCTTACATAAGGTAACAATCTCTGCTTCTAACGGATGAAGACCTTCCAATATGTTAATAAACATTGATTCACGACGAAGACCATTCAGTTTATCATTACCACCTTTAACAAAATGATAAAAGTTTTTTGCTTCTCTGCGAATAGTAGTGCGACCTTGCTTATCACTAACTCCCATAGAGAATGAACCAGTCTCATGCATTGAACGAATATCTTGTGTAAGTTTTGTAGTTAAACTACCACTATAAACATTCTGATCATCATACCCCTGATAAGGAACATCACCTGGAGGAAGAACACTAATCACAGTTTCATCAAAATTCCAAATAAAAAGTACCTTCAAATGACGTTCTTCATACTTTCTAAGAACTTCAATTTTTTTAGCTTTAGTTCTTTGTCTAGAAACTAAATCTAAAACTTCAAATGCAAAAGGTTTTCTGGGCAATTCTAAACTGATAGGTTCAGGTTTAGTATTAACAGTAAGTTTTTTGTTAGTTTTAGGAGCACTAACAGTAGTATCTTTAGGGGTAGATTTCCTTGGTCTACCTCTCTTCTTGGTCGTCGTCGATTTCGTTGTCATAATTGTTTTCAAATCTGAATGCTATAACCTCATCAGGAACTAA